GAAACAAGAGCCATCATTGATTTTACTAGAGAATGATATATTACGTATTGAAAAGCTCAAAGGCTTTGTCAAATACAATCGTGATAAGATTGAGAAACAAGTTAATGAATTTCTTACGACAATATATTAAATTTATACTACGCAAATACTAAGGAAATACTATGGATATTAATACGTTACGACAATCCCGTAATCAAGATTTCAATCAGATCTCATCTGCATTTGAATCTATCGCAAACCCAGGTCAGCAAGCCAAAAACAATTATGAAGATGATCGTATTTGGAAACCAACCCCTGACAAAGCAGGTAACGCTACTGCAACAATCCGCTTCTTACCAAAACACCCTGATGATGAATTACCTTGGGTAAAAGTATTCTCACATGGTTTCCAAGGCCCATCTGGTCGTTGGTACATCGAGAACTCTTTAACTACTCTAGGTGAAAGTGATCCTGTTGGTGAATTGAATTCTAAGTTATGGAATTCTGGTGTAGAAGCCAATAAAGAAATTGCAAGAAAACAAAAACGTAGATTACATTTCTACTCTAATGTTCTTGTTATTGCTGATCCTGCAAACCCAGAAAATGAAGGTAAAGTAATGTTATTTAGATATGGTAAACGTATCTTTGATAAAATTATGGATAAAGCTAAACCTACATTTGAAGATGAGAAACCAGTGAATGTGTTTGATTTATGGGAAGGTGCTAACTTTAAACTTAGAATGAAAAAAGTTGAAGGTTATCCTAACTATGATTCATCATCTTTTTCTGATCCAGCTCCGGTTGCACCATCAGATGAAGCAATCTTAGAAGTTGTTAATAAACAATATAGACTAGGAGAATTCCTAGATCGTAAGAACTTCAAATCTTATGAAGAACTAAAAACTAAACTTGATCAAGTACTCAGTGGAGATGGTGGCGTAGCTGCTTCTGCTTCTGATCTTGTACAAGAAGATATACCATCACAACCAGCACCAGAATATAGAGCAGCTCCTGCTCCTGAACCTGTAGCTGCACCATCTCCTGAACCCTCACTCAGTTCAGATGATGATGATGATGTTATGAGTTACTTCCAAAAGATAGCGGATCAAGACTAAGAAAAAGGGGCTTCGGCCCCTTTCTTTTAAAACGATGATGCATTAGACTCTAAGGCCCAATTTCCTCTATAATATGCAGAAACTGTATTATCATTATTTCTAACTTGCGGTCTAATAAAGTTATTAGATGTTTGAGTGTTTATATTAGTGTTTGTTGGAGCATTAATATTAGCATTACCTCCGCCTTTTCTTGCTTCTCTATCATAATCTGATATTTGTTTACTTGTATCAGAAACTATATCTCCAGATTTTGCGTCATATACAACACCTTGTTTTATAATGTATTCTCCTGGAGGAAGATCTTCAACTTGTTGTCTTAATTTCATGCGTCTCTCGTCAATCATTTGTCTACGTTGAGACTTATTACTCTTTCTAGTAGCAGCTGCTGCTCCAGCAGGATCTGCAGATTTTGCTATATCGCTTGCAGCAACTACTTGTTCTTCAACTTGTTCACTATCAACATCATCAAATCCACCCATTCCACGGGCAAGTTTTTCCATACCAACACCAGCTTTTTCTAGGTCTGGACCTAATGCTGCAATTTCTTGTAAGTTTTCTACAGTAGATTTTTGACCGGTTACTGCTCTAAATAAACCTCCAACAAGATTAGTTACCCCTGCTACAGCTTCGCCCGCACTAAATGCTATCAGACCACCAGCAATTGCAGTAAGACCTAAACCAACCTTCAGCATATTTCCAGCATCTAGTACAGATAATCTTTCAATAGATTCGACTATCTTATCCATAAATCCTGTAATTGCACCTGCTATTGTTGTAATCAAATCAGTAATGACTCCACCAATACGGACAATCATTTCTGGGATACCTTTAATAAATTCTATTAATACACTTCCCATTGTTTTAACTACATCAGATAATACTGGAGCAAGTTTTTCCATGAATGGAGCCATATAACCTAATGCTTTACCGATACCCATAAATGCTAATGTTAAAGCACCTAAACCCAATAAGACTGGAGGAGCAGCCAATGCTGCTAATGCAGGTACCATAGCCAATATACCTTGTGCTAATCCTTGTCCAATCGATTTTGCAAGTATTCCTAAACCTTTTCCTAATCCAGCAATACCTTTACCTAAAAATCCTAATCCTGCTCCAATTCCTTTAAGTAATCCGCCGCCTTTTGGTGTATCTTCACTGCCACCGCCTGTTGTAGTTGAACCACCAGTATTTTCAACAATTTTTTCTAATAATTTAGTTTGATCATCACGGGCTTTTATATCTTCACGTTCTTTTTCAGATAATCCTTTACTATCTTTTTTGCCCTCTTTAATATTTTCGTTTTGTTTTTGTTTAGATCCAAATGATGACATAGATGATAGTTTTGCTAATGCATTTAACTTTTGTCCTCGACCATCTTTTTTCATGGCAGCTTCTTCAGCAGTTTTTTCGTCAATGCCATTATTAATCATAAACTGCTTATCTTTTTCAACAGCAGTTTCTAATTTTGCTTGTTCTCTTCTTTGTTTTTGTTCTTTTTTTGCTTCGCCGCTTAATTGGAAGCCTTGTTTTAATTTATTGAAAACCCCTTTTACTTCAGGTACTTCACCAGCCATAACACGAGCTTTAATTCTATCATTACGTGCTTTTCTAGCTTCAAAGGCTTGGTCTATTATGCCACCACCGCCTTGTTTAACAATACCTGTTTTATCTAAGAAGCCTCTAGGGGTTAGAAAGTTAGCTACACCACTAACAGCTCCTCCTACTCCTCGCTTAACAGCACCACCAATATTTCCAGCAATAGTATTATGAACTTTTCTTTCTCGCTGTTCATCTAATATGGCTTTATTTTGTTTTGTTAGTGTGTCTTTAAATCCACCGGCTGCAATCTTTTTTAATTCTTTTGTTATGTCTGCATCAGACATTCCTTTAGAACGAAACTCTTTCTTAAGATCTAAGGTAGCTTTTGTTTGCCCCTGAAGTTCTTTATTTTGCTTTTCGTTAAGTTGTACTAACTTTTGTAGTATTTCTTTCATTAAGCTTTACTTTCTCTCTTTTGTTTCTCTTCTTCTAAGAATTGTATAAGCATAGCAACGTAGATTTCCCTCTCAAAAGGCATCATATTTTCTATATCAGATAATGAATAGTTATGATGCTGCATTAATGCAAAGTTTGTTTTATAGTGATTCTGCAAACTTTCATGAGAGAGATTTATTAAAAAAAACTTTCAAGTCCTCTTAGTAGTTTATTATGTTCTTTGTTACAAACTGGACATGTATATTGTATAGCATGTTCTAAAACTGGCATTGTATCAAAGAATTCTCTAATTTTTCCAAACTGTTCACCAGTTAAATTGTTTAGAAATTCCATTGTTTCTGCTTCTGGCTGTTCTTTAATATGAAATACTTCAGAACTATTATATACTGTATCAATACATTTTCCTATGATTTCAAATACTTTTTCGTAATCATTTTCTTCAGCAGATTCTAATTCTTTAATAATATCAATTGTTGGATATTTCATCATAACACCAACATCGTCAAATAACTTAATATTATTTGTATGCTTTTCATTTCTAGATACATTTAACTTTGTTAGATCTATGTTTACTTTTGCAACAGCTTTATCATCAGTACATGTATCGCATTCTAATGTTAGATCAATCATTTCACCTACAGATTTTGATCTTAATTTAACAAAAATATATTCAATATCAAACGTCGCTAGTGAATCAACATCTATATCTTGTTTTACACAAGATTTAATTACCTCTTTAATAGAACTTAGCATTACATGTGGATCTTCTGATTGTTGTGCAATCAATAATGCTTTTTCTTCTTTTATTAAAAATGGTCTAAATTCTACTTCTTTTCCTGTAGATGGCACCGTTAATTTATATATCGGTGCGGTATTCATTGGTAAAGCCATTACTAATCTCCTTTATTATCTAAATCATTAAGTAGTTTATTCAACTCACTTGTACTGCCTACAAAGATAGCATTATTATTAGTAACGCCTTCTTTCTTTTCAGAACCTTTAGGGTTATCTAATTTTTGCTTTCTTTCATGTAGATTAAGTAGCTGTTCATTCACATCAGCTAGCTGCTTAATTAAGTTACCTACAACCTCAAACGCTCTAGGGTGTTCAGATTG